AATTGCTGCGCTACTTTTCAAGGTTTGGTCATCATTGGTGACTATGAAAACGGCAAACTTTACCAATTAGATAAGACCAATTACACAGACGATGGTCAGAATGTCCGCAGATTGCGGAGAGCGCCTCACTTGGTGACTGAGTTTCAAAGGCAATACTTTGATGAATTGCAGATTCAGTTTCAGCCAGGCGTGGGGACAACGGGTCTTTCCTCTGTCTTGCAAGCGGTCAATTTACAAAGCCCTTACATCATTACCGACACGGGTACTCTTACAATAGGCCCATTGGAAATTGTTAACTTGGGTGAGTTCAATACCATCAATTTTTTAACCCCCACAACCAATCCACAAGCAATGTTGCGGTGGTCAAATGACGGTGGTTCTACTTGGTCAAATGAGCATTGGACAGGCGTTGGTCAAACGGGTAAATACAGAAATCGTGCTATTTGGCGCAGATTGGGAACAGCCCGAGACAGAATCTTTGAAGTGGTGGTGACTGATCCTGTTAACTTTGTCATCATTTCAGCAAATCTTAAAGTACAAGGGGCGGACAACTAATGGCTACTTCGGGACTTTCAAGCACACAACAAGTTAACCCTTATCCACAAACGCAATTTTTGGATGGGCAGACTAATCGTCCATCACGGGCGTGGCAGCAGTTTTTTATTAACTTGTTGAATTTCAGTTCTGCATCGACTGCAACAGCTGGGTCTGCAACGCTTCCCGCTAATCCTGTTGGGTTTATAAATGTCACCGTAAATGGTCAGGCTTATAAAGTGCCTTACTACAATGTTTGAGAAAGCCTAAGTCATGGACAACACAATAAATTCATTAGTTTCTAAAACTGTTGGTTATACAGATCAACAAGTCAAAGATGCGTTGGCGGCAAGCCCAGGCATGAGTGATGCTCAAATTGCCAAGGCAATGGAAACATACGGTGTTTCCCCTGATCAAATGGCTAGGGTTGTCGGTGTGCCTGTTGGTGAAGTTGCAGCCAGAGTTGCGGCTACCATCCCGCCTGGTCAATCAGTAACTCTTGGCGACACAATTGTTCAGCCTCAATATCAAACAATTGGTGACGGTGAAAACCAACAAATTGGCGGTCTTGAAAATGTTTACACCTATAAAGTTGGCGAAAACAAAACAGGCGGTAGTTATAACCAATACAACCCTGATGGCACTTTACAACGTCAAGGCACACAACAAAAAGTTGATAGTGGTCTAAAAGAATTTGCACTTGGCTCTGCTTTATTGTTTGGCGGTCTTGGCGGTGGTTTTGATAGTCTGTTTGGTGGTGGCACAGGCGCAGGGTCTGCTTTTGAAGCGGCTAATGCAGGTGCTTCTGCAATGGGTGACTTAGGCGCTTTTGAATTGGCAAATGCGGGTGCGGGCGCTTTTGGCGCTGACGCTGCATTAGGTTCAACCGTTGGTGGCACAAACCTTGGCACTTTAGGTGCATTGGGTGGTACGGGTGCAATGGCGGGTTTAGGCGGTCAAGCTGCATTAGGCAAAGGGATAGGTGCGGGAACGGGTGCGGGTCTTGGCGCAGGAGTTGGTACTGGCCTTGGAACAGGGGTTGGTGCGGGACTTGGTACTGGACTTGGCGGGTTAGCAACTGGCGTAGGTACGGGGTTGGCAACTGGTGTCGGCACAGGCTTGGGAACTGGCGTGGGTTCTGCTTTAGGCACTAGCCTTGCAACAGGCTTGGGTTTGTCTGCGCTTGGTAGCGGTTTGGGCGCTGCGGCTAACCAGGCTGGAATTACTGATGCTAGAAACCTGATTAACCAATACGGCACACAAGCTGGCTCTAACCTGGCAAATGCTTATTTGAATGCTCAAAATCTAGGTACTGCTAACCGCACAGATTTAGCCAATATCTACAAAAACACATCTGGCAATTTGTATGATTTATATGCTCAACAAGTTGGCTATCAGCAACCTTATCAAAGCATTGGAAGCCAGGGCGCTTCAGGTTTGGGCGCAAATGCAGATTATTTCAATCGTCAATTTACGAATGCTGACCTTAACGCTAACTTAGCGCCTAATTACGCATTCCAATTGGCTCAAGGCCAGATGGCTAACCAGCGTGCTGGCAACATGAGTGGTGGTGCTTTGGGCGGTAATGCGCTGCAAGGTCTGCAACGTTACACCCAAGACTATGCTGGCAACGCATATCAAAATGCGTTTAACAACTTCAATACGCAGCGCCAAAACATTTATAGCAATTTGTCAGACATGGCTAAAATTGGCAGCACTTCAGCTGGTCAATTGGCTAACCTGGGTGCAAACTACGGTTCTAACCTTGGTTCATTGGCATCCAACTACGGTGGCAATTTGACTCAAGGTTACGGTCAAGGTATTGGCGCAGCAAATGCTTACGGTTTGAACACAGCCAATCTTGCAACTGGTATCGGTGGCGCTTTGGCAAGCAACGCCACACAAACAGGCGCAAACAATGCAGCCCTTTTGAGCAACCTTGGCAATACTGCATTACTTGGCTCTATGCTTAAAGCGACATAAGGACAAATCATGGCTGACTTTTCAATGAACGTAAATTACGCCAAACCCCAGACCACAAGTCTTGGGGAAATGGTCAACCTGGCGGGTGGAATTCAAAACTTCCAACAAGCGCAGCAGTTAAATCCTTTGGCTTTGCAAAAAGCACAACAAGAAGTTGAGCAAGCAAGACAAATGAATCCTTTGACCTTAGAAAAGGCTCAAATTGAAAATCAAGTTTTAAACCAAAAAAACAATGAGCGTTTAAGACTTCAAGAGTTCACAAGCAACCCATCTAATTGGCAGACAAATGGTCGCATTGACATGGACAAGATCAATTCGGTCATTCCAAAGATTGCCCCGTTGACAGGCGCTGACGTTATTAGTTCATTGAGTGGATTGCACAAAAGCCAAACAGAAGCGGCTAGTGCCAAGCAAGCATTGACGCAAACTGAACGAACTATTATTGGTAACACAGATCATTCACTAGGATTGATGGGCGTTAACGATCCAAAACAAATAATTAAAGTGTATGAAGGATTGATTAAAAACAATCCTGACAACCCGTCATTAGAACGCATGATCAATGCACGAATTGATTTGCTAAAGAAAGCCCAAGCTGGCCCAAACATTACAAAAGATTTAATGGCTGAGTCTGCATCTTTGTTGTCTATCCCACAACAACGTCAAGAATTTGCGCCTAAAGTTGGTTTGACCAATACGGGTAGCGAGTTAAAAGAAACTCTTACCACACCAATGAGTCCAACAGGACAGCCCCCAAGCATAAGCATGACGGGTCGGTCAGAGCCTTTGACAATTGGGCCAGGCCAACCGCAAGTAGCCGTAGAAGGAAATCCTTACGGTTTGCCTGTTGGAACAACTTACATTCCCCCATCTGCGGCTACTAAACAACAATCACCAATGGTTACTGGTCTTGCACCACAAATAGCAAGCACAATTGGTGCTAATACAGGAATTGCCAATAAAGATTGGGAAGATACTTATAACGCCTCTAAAGAAGCACAACCTAGAATTGCCATCTTTCAAAACATTAAAAAGATTGCACCAGAAGGCTTTACGGGCGTTGGTGCAGAGCGTAAGAAGTTGGCAGCGGGTATTCTGAACGCAGCGGGTATTGACGCTTACACGGCTGAAAATACCGCCACAGACGAGTTGGCTAAGAACACTCGATTGTTGGCATTGGCGGGCGGTAATACTGATGCGGCTAGGGCTATGGCTGAAATTGCCAACCCAAGCGGCAAAATGACTTTACAGGCTATTAAAGAAGTTTCAGACCAAATGATTGGTGTGGAAAGATTAAAAGAAAAACGTGCAGAGTATTTAGGACAATTCCGCAATGATCCTGTAAAGTATCAAGAGAAATCACAATTGTTTAATCAATTTGCTGACCCTAGAATTTTCCAAGAAATGACCCCTGAACAGGTGGCAAAACTCAAAGCATCAATGTCTAAACAAGATATTGCCGACATGAGTAGAAAAATTCAGCAAGCAAAAATGTTGGGGATTATTAAATAATGGCTAGTCTTGCTGAACTTTGGGATGCCGCCCCCGCAACGGCACAAAACCGTCAGGTTGACCGCATGGCTATCTTGCAAGACGAGATGACCAAAGCACAGCAACGTTTGCAATCAGGCGATCCTAGAGCGCAAAGAGACATTGATTCTTTAACCCGTGAAATGGGCGGCAAGGTTCAGCCTGTTCAGCAAACTCAACAAACTCAACAAGCATCTGGTCAAACCTTAGCTGATCTGTGGGAAACAACGCCCACAGGAAAAACGCAAGAGGAAAAGAAAGCTGAAAAGAAAGCAGAACTTCCTTTAGCGGCTCAGTTCTACAACAAATTGCTAGAAGGCAAAAAAGATTTTGGCGCTAGTCTTGCGTCATTGGCTGACACTACCGTTGGCGGTGTTTTGCCTATGACTGGCCAAGTTGTTCAAGCGGCATCCCGTCCATTTACAACGCCTGAAAAAGCGCAAGAATATGGTCAAGCTGTCACAAGTGCATTAGAAAAACCATTTGGTAAAACTTTTGGTGTGACTGAATCCCCCGCTTACAAAGCTGAAGCATCACGACAAATCATGGACTTCATTGGTGAGAACATCAATAAAGGCGCTGAGTGGATTGCCCAAAAAACAGGCTTGCCACTTCCTGATGTGCAAAACATGATGGGAACGGCAACATTAGCCGCACCAGCTTTAGCCGCCAAACCTTTAGCTATTGCTGCTAAACCGTTTGTTAAAGGTGCTGAAACTTTAAGCCAATGGGGGCGTGAAATTCGCACTCCCGCAGAAGCGCAAATGCAACAACAGTTTCAAGCCAAAGGTGGTTTGCAAAGTGCGGGCGCTGCGGCTACAACTGATCAAGCTACAGTCAACGCTATGCTTTCCAAAGTAAGCCCTGAACTGCAAAACGAAATACGATCTACACCAATCAATCAGCTTAATATGCCCGCCCTTGAGCGCCATGTTGAGGCTGATACATTGCCTGTGCCTGTGCGTTTGACCCGTGGTCAAGCTACACAAGATATAAATTTGCTATCTGACGAAATGAACATGAGGGGAAAAAACCCTGATTTGGCTAATCGTTTTAATGAGCAAAATGGTAAATTGATTGAGAACATGAACGCTATTAGGGACAAAGCCGCCCCTGATGTATATGGCACAAACTACATTGAAAATGCTGAAACTGTAATCAATGCTTACAAAGCACTTGACGACACAAGAACTGCTGACATTTCTGCCAAATACAAAGCGCTCAAAGATGCCGCTGGCGGTGACTTTCCTATTGATGGAAAACAATTTGCCGTCAATGCTGAAAAAATGTTGGGCAAAGACCTTAAAACAGATTTCTTGCCCCCCGCTATTGCCAAACAATTAGAACGCTACAAAAATGGCGAGACAATGACGTTTGAAAACTTTGAGGCCATGAGGACTAACTTGGCAGCAGAGATGCGTAAAGCAGAGCGTTCAGGTGATGGCAACGCTAAAACCGCCTCTAGTATTGTTCGCACGGCTTTGGAAGAACTACCTTTGTCTGGTGAAGCTGAAGCCCTCAAGCCCTTGGCAAACGAAGCTAGAAGTGCGGCTAAAGCTAGGTTTGATATGCTGAAAAAAGACCCCGCTTATGATGCTGCGGTCAATGATGCAGTACCCGATAAGTTTATTGCCAAATACATTATTGGTGGCAACAAGCGTGATTTAGAAGCGCTGACGGCACAACTAGGCAAAGGTTCAGAAGGCCATCAAGCCGTGTCTGCGGCTGTTGTTAATTATCTTAAAGATAAAGCTGGTGTCATAAATGATAACGGTAACTTCAGCCAAGCGGGATATAACAAAGCGCTTAAACAACTTGATCCTAGATTGCTAGAATTAGTTGACGGTGAGACTGCCCAACAATTACGGGCTTTGGGTAATGTGGCTAGATATACCCAAGCACAACCCCGTGGAAGTTATGTAAACCAATCCAACACATTTGTGGCGGGTGCTAAAGAGATGGCTAAAGGCGGTTTAGAAAAAGCCGCTAATGTGGCAGGATTTGGCGTTGTTCCTATTGGCACAATGACCCGTGAAGCCTTGGCAAACAGAGCCGCAATAAAGCAAACAAAAGAATCTTTAAAGCCTGGCGCTGGCACTAAACTTTCAGACTTAGGAAAATAAACATGGCAGTCAATCTTGCACCCATTGGTAACGGTTTTCAATTCTTTACCAACACAGGCATTCCCTTAAACGGTGGGTATATCTATACCTACCAAGCGGGTTCAAGCACTCCGCTAACCACTTACACTACTTCAGCGGGAACGATTGCCAACACCAATCCTATCCAGTTGGGGACAAGCGGTCGGCCTCCACAAGAAATTTGGCTAACTGAAGGCTTTTCTTACAAGTTTGTTTTGACAGACTCAGGAAATGTGCAGATTGCCACTTACGACAACCTTTATGGCATCTTGGGAACTAGCGCAGCTGTCACCCCAATTCCATCAGGTGCGATTGTGATGTGGTCAGGCTCTATTGGTTCAATCCCTGCGGGCTACTATCTTTGCGATGGTCAAAACGGCACACCAGACTTGCGTGATCGGTTTGTGGTGGGTGCGGGTAATACTTACGCTGTGGGCAATACAGGCGGCTTTACGTCAGCCGTAACGGGTTCAGGCGGCACAAACTTGCCGCTTTACTATGCGCTTGCGTTTATCCAAAAGAGTTGATATGGCTGAAATTGATTTGGTCAAATACGGGGTTCTTTGGCAAAAAGTTGAATCTATGGAAGCCAAAATTGACAAAATGGAAGCCCAACTAGATACGTTGATTGAATTAGCCAACAAAGGGCGTGGCGGCTTTTGGATGGGCATGGCTTTAGTGTCAGGCGTTTCCTCAATCTTTGGTTACATTTCACACTATTGGTCAAAGTAAATGAATGCGTTGGCTCATTCTGTTATTACTTTTTGGGCTAGTAGGTGCGGTAGCCAAGAATGGCTGTCACGTTAGGGAATTCTATGGAATTGGTTACACCGTCCATGACCCTACAGAGCGCCATTTTAAGATGTTGGCTTGGCTTGAGAACAATGCCAAACATTGCAAGGCTTCAGACTATATTGTTATGTGGAACAATTTATCAGAATGGGCTGGGTCAGCGGATAGCACCTGGTTAAGAGCAGCAGTTATTCACGGGTACAAAGAGGCACAAGAGCGTGAAAAATGATTCCTCCAATACACAAGTGGTATCCAATGGTGCAGCCAGAGGGCTACCCAAACAAAACTGATGCGCTAGAACGCAGGGCTGAACGACTTGAAGAAGAATACAAACAAGCCTTAAAAATGAAAAAAGTCAAGGACAAAATTGATAATCTTGAGTTTGAGTTGTATGTTAAAAAAGCAGAACGAAATCAACTTAATTTAGAAATTTTTACAAACCGCAAAATAGACATATTGGTTTAAACATGGTTACAAAAAAAGCCCCTGCCAAAGTAGCGCCCGTTAAAAGGCGTACACCTAGACCCAAAGCAGAACAAACAATCAATGTGTCTTTGGCTGCGCCAGCTGCTGCCAAGCCAGAGGCCAAGAAAGACGACAGCGCCCTTGGTAAAGTCATTGGCCTGATTGAGTGGGTAGATAACCCTTTTAAGCTATTTACGGTCATTCTGTTGTCGTTCTTATTCTTTGCTGGGTACTTTGCTTGGGATTCCCGCCAGGTCATTCTTCACGCAATTACTACTCAGGACAAAATGCCTCAGTTGGCTAAACAGGAAAACTTGCTTGCCCCTGCCCGTAGTTTGCTTAAAGATGTGGATGGAATTGTTCTTTTGGTTCACAAAGCCAATTTATCAACCAATAGCCGCACAACGGTTTTGGCCTTAAATGCTGATGGCTCACGGGAAAAATCTATTGAAGGTTCTATTACTTCATTGTTTAATGCGTCATCAGACCGCAATGGTGCAATGGTTGCCATGCTTAATGGTGAGATTCTTTGTGAGGAATTTAAACCGTCATCTAAAGTGGGTGAGTGGGGTGTTAAGCAAGGTGTTAAGTTTATGTGTAGAGGCTCTATCCCTCCCGATATGGGTAAGTTTGCGGGATATGTAGCCATTGGATTTAAAGATAAGCCTGAAGATATTGCGGCATTAAAGACCCGCATTAACCTGGCTGCAACTGATATGTCGGAGGATTGATCATGTTTGAAGTTTTAAGCGGTGGTTTGTTGGGTTCTATTTTTGGCGGCATTTTTAGGATGGCCCCCGAAGTCTTAAAGTGGCTTGATAAAAAGAATGAGCGTCAGCACGAACTTAATATGTTTAAGTTCCAATGCGACTTGGAAGCCCAGCGTGGTCAGCAGAAATTAGCTGAAATTGGCGCACAACGGGAAGCCGCCATTGATGTGGGCGTGATGGATGCCTTTAACAACGCCATTGTTCAACAGGCCGAAATGGTTAAAGCAGCGGGTGGATGGGTTGCCTCCCTGTCGGCCTCTGTGCGCCCTATGGTGACTTATTGGGTTTTGTTTGTGTGGTCATTTATCCATGTTTGGTTTGCCTACAACGCCTGGTTAAATGGTGCGCCAGCTGTGGAAGTGTTTAAAACCATGATGACCCCTGACTTTTCTGCTTTGCTTTCAGGAACAATTAATTATTGGTTTCTTGACCGTACATTGTCTAAGAGGGGTATATGAACTTAGAACTGGCTGCTGCTCTGTGTCGCCAGTTTGAGGGGTTTAGGTCTAAGCCCTACCTATGCCCTGCGGGGATTGCAACGATTGGCTACGGGTCAACTTACTATTCTGACGGGCGCAAAGTGACCTTGGAAGATGCGCCTATGGATGAGCCTACCGCAAGGGCGCTGTTGATGATAGAACTGGAACATACTTACTTGCCAGGCGTGTTGCGGCAATGCCCCATCCTTGCAACTGATGAACGCAAATGTAACGCCATTGTGGACTTTGTTTATAACCTTGGAAATGGGCGACTCCAAACTTCAACCCTCAAGCGTAAGATAAACGCAGGGGATTGGGAGGGCGCTAAAGAGCAATTGATGCTGTGGACAAAAGGGGGCGGCAAAGTGTTGCCAGGCTTACTGAAACGCAGAAAAGCCGAGTGCGCCCTTATTTCTTAGCGTCTTTGATAAAAATACTAAAGCTGTCAATTGTGACTTTGCCAAAAGGCAGCGGCTCTATGCGTTTTGCGTAATCGTCAAGGGCATCGTTCCAACCCGCATCGTAAGCAGCGCATACGGCCTCTATAGAGTTCTCTTGAGCGCCTGTCATGCGTAGCAAACTAATTAGATCGTCTTTGGTCATTTGGGCAGTTCCTTCCTTGGTTACAGTTACCATTACAAGGTGGGCAGGGTTTGCTTGTCCCTTTGATGCCGCCCTGTGGTTCTAAGAATCCAACAAGTTTGGCAAATCCATTTGTGGCCCATGTCAATGCCGCCTTCAGGTGGTTTAATTTCATCGCATTTATTACAAGTTTTTAATTTGTGAACAGGCTGATTACCATTTAATCCGAGTGGATACATTGCCATTCTCTTTCATTTCTGCCTGAATTGGATTTAACCGTGTTGCCTGTCAATTGGATAAGCCCAATGACTTTCATTTCGTTTAAGCGCCTGGCTACCTGATTACCATCTAAGTTTGTACGGGCTGAAATCCCGTCTTTGCCCAAAGCACCGTGTTTTTGTAAGCAATCCAAAATGACCTGGTGATGTTGGGAAACAGCGTCTTTAATTGACTCTGCTGCCTCAAATGAGGTTACGGGATCGTTAGCCCTGACCCGTGGAAATTCGGGAAATATTCTGTCAAACATTTTTTTGTAGTCCATGATTGTTCCTAATGGGTGGGGGTACTAACCATTCGTCCGCAAGCAAAATTGCATGGCTTTCCCCCCGTTAACTGTAAATTGGCATATTTGTTTTATGCCAATTCTTATGACATTTTTCACACAACCATCTAACATCAAATGGTTTTGTGTAGTCATTGTGATGTGCTTCAATTTTTTTATTTGAATTGCAAACTGAACATTCAAATTGTTTTGTTAAACGGCCATCCCGAAGTGCATTGCCAACAATAATATGAGCAGCCCTTTTTAGTGGGTATCGCTCAAAATATAGTTTCATTGCTTTTCGTTTTGCTTCTTTGCCAGCTTCTGTTTGAGCATATTTTTTTGCAGATTCTTTTCTTGATTGAACACGATGAGGAAGCATTGACCTTTTGCGTTCATATTCTTGCATTTCATCTATGTTGTCATTTCTGCGTTTAGTTACACGTTTTTTAACGCAAAATTTGCATTTATTAAGATGCCCATCTTGCATTTTTCCATGTTTGTAAAACTCAGACAAAGGTTGTTCAACATAACAATCACGGCATACTTTCATAAAATTCCTTTAAAAATGTATGCCTCAAGTATATCATTTTAAAAGGGTATGTCTTCCCCATCATCCTTTGGAAAGCCTTGATCTTCTTTTGGCTTTGGCGTGTTTAGGTAAGCCCAGCCTGACCAGCCGCCCTCCATCAAAGGAATGTTGTCTAGCTTTAACATTGGGCCGTTTTTGGTTTCAAGAACTGATCCAATGTTTTGATAACGGGATTTTTCCACACCGTCTTTGTTTTTGTATTTACCAGATACAACGGTAATTTCGTAAAGTTTAGACATTTTTAATTTCCATAAGTTGAGCAATTTTTATATCAAGTTCATTTAAGAATTTGACAATTTCTTCTTCCATTAGCCTGATATACATATTGTCCCGTGGGACACGTTTAACAAACAACTGAAGTTCTGCGGGTAGACGGTTGTCAAAAGACACAAAGTCACACCAGCTGCGCCCTGTGCAAGCCATTTGGAATTGCATCTGGGTGTTGTATTTGCCTGGCACAGTTTGACTAAGCAAAGTCTCAATGTGCGTGGCGGTGTTAGGGCATTTGATTTCCAACAGGCCATCTTCACCAACCAGGCCATCAGGGGAAGCGCCCGCCATAATGATGGATGGATGGGGAACAAACCCTACTTCATCGACTAATACGTTTTGGGCGACTTCATACGATATACGGGCTAACGGTTCTGTTTCAGTTCCATGTTGCATGGCAGCATTTGTGAAACTGTCGCCCTTTTGACCCGTCAGGCGTTCGCACACCAGCTGCGCCATGTAGTTGTCCCGAGTTGTTGAATAACCCGTTTTGGTCTTGGCAAGTACATCAGCCACACGAGATGCGGTGACTTTGCCAATTCGTGCTGCAAACCATTGGTCTGAGCCTTGTTCAATCATTTCAATCATAATTTCCCCTTTGCTTTGTCTTTGGCTGCAATAACTTTCTTCTGCCAATCAGAATCACCGTTACAAGCGGCATAAGCAGCTTTGTAGGCGTTTTTCAGACTGTCTTGATCGGTAGATGCCTCAATAGCCGCTAAATGGTCTACAAGGGCGTTTTCGTCAATTGTTGAAGTAATCACGGTTCTGCGGCTGGCTGCGTTGCCATCATCATCTTCAGGGGCTATCCCGCAAGCTGCCATCAGCGATCCTCTGCGGGCATAGGTCAAAGCGCTCATGTGGCCTTGTGGGTCTGCTTTGCTTGCGGGGAAATGCAGAATGCCGCATTCCATCATTTCGCCTGACTCATG